ACCTGGTCAATGGTGTGTTACGTTCCACCATATTCAGAAAATTCAAGGAGAGGCTATATGAGAACCTGGGTGATAAGAATATTGGGGATAGACAAATCCAGAACTACATAACGGCAGCATGGCATAAGATGAAGGAGGACAGGATTGACAAGATTCAAGAACTCCGAGACATGCTCTTCTCACAGTATATGTCCCAATATAACGAAGCCACAGCTACTGGCAATGTAATAGCGGCAAAGTCTTGCCTGGACTCAATAGCCAGGATATTCCTGCCAGATGAGAAGAATATCAACCTCAATGCCAATGTGCAGGGTGATATCTCTGTCAATTTCAATTTCATAGAAGAGGATGAAGGTTAACGTTGAAGGGATAAAATTAACAGAGGGTCAGAAGAAGGCTTGGGAACTGATACATAACAATGATAATAAGACAGTTGTACTGTGTTTTTCTCGTCAGTCTGGAAAATCAACACTTGCTGAAATCTTATTGATTGAAAACCTCTGCAAGAAGAACAAGTTCTCAGCCTATATATCACCAACATTTGCACTGGGTAGAAAAATCTACAAGGAGTTGATGCAACTGCTAGAACCAACACATATCGTTAAGAAAGCTAACAGTTCAACATTAACCATTGAAACAACGTTTGGGGCAACACTACAGTTCTTCTCAGCAGAAGCATACCAAGCCATAAGAGGTTTCACAGTAAGTGGTATATTAATCATCGATGAGGCAGCATACATACCAGATACAATGCCAAATGGTGAGAACTTCTGGGGTAACATCGTAATGCCTATCACAAAAGCAAGAAATCCAGAGGTTGTGCTTATATCAACACCATGCGGAAAACAGGGTTTCTTCTATGACTATTATTTGAGGGCATTGAACAATGAAAACGGCATTGCACAGCTTACCAGGGACATATATGCAGATAACCTGGTAACCAAGCAGCAGATTGAGGAAATTAAGAAATCGATACCCCCAAAAGCTTTCTTACAAGAGTTCGAGTGTAAGTTCCTAGACTCTTCACTGACTTTCTTTGAAGGTTTCGAGGAATGCTTTGGTGATTATCCATATACGCCAGGTAAGGAATGGATAGGCGTGGACTTATCATCAACTGCAAACGGAGACGAAACAATCTTGACAAAGATAAATGAGAAAAACGAGGTAATCCAGTATAATATCACTGGCAATTTGCAGATGAAATATACAAAGATTGCTGACCTCATTAATAAATCCAATGCTGTTGCAGTCTACCTCGAAAACAATGGTGTTGGACTGCCAATGATTGACCAAATTAAGAAGCTTGTACTCCACAAGAGCAAGATATACGAATGGAACACATCGAACTCCAGCAAGGAGGAAATAATCTCGTCATTGGCTGTTACGATTGCCAACAGAGAGATATTCTTCGATAAGCAGGATACAGAGCTGTTCTCACAATTTGGGACGTTCATATGCAAAATAAGCAAGACAAAGAAGCTGACGTTTGCAGCGCAAGAGGGAAAACACGATGACCGCATTATGAGTTTAGCGATGGCATTAAGATGCAAAGAAGACATGCGCAATTATGGCAATAATAATAATATGTTCGTGCGAACTAATACAAAACTGTTTTACTAATGAAAGACAAAGAGAATAATGCAATAGATTTCGGAGAGGTTAAAGTTCCTTCAGCATGGAATGAAATAACACTCAAGACATTCCAGGATATCGAACGCTATTATGCTGATAAGGACAAGGAATTTAATCTGCTTGATGTGCTTGACATCATCATTGGTAAGGACAAGGATTACATAATGTCACTACCAGGTGAGTTCCTGGATATCATAATGAAGAAGCTGGAGTTCCTACAGACAAATCCAGATATGGGTGAGCCTTCCAACAGCATAACGGTTAACGGTGAGACATATACCATACACACTGTGAATAAACTCAAGGTGGGTGAATACGTCTCAGCAGACATGTTAATCAAGGATGACCCTTTCAACTATTCTGGTATACTTGGAATATTGTGTAGGAAGGAAGGAGAAGACTACACCAGTCAGTTTGAGAACGAGGTATTGGAGGACAGGATTAAGATGTGGGAGACTATACCAATGCTGGATGCAATGAAGACGGTCAATTTTTTTTTATCACTTTGGCTAACATTAGAGACACCTATCCTCTTGTCTTCACAAATAAGGGAGGGAATAGACCTCACTGCCAAGAATATCGAAACTTCTGTGAAAAGTGGGGTGCTCTCAAAACGTACTTCGAAATCGCTGATGAAAAAATTACGAAAATTGGAGAAGTCTCTGGACAATATCTGAATGACTACCTATTGCTGCTGACATATTTGATAGACAAGGCAGAGGTCGATAGGGCTGAGGACAAATACCAGGAGAACTTACGCAAGGCAAAGAGAGGGAGATAGATAATGGATTAAGGGTTACAGTGGTTTATACGACCACTTGTAGCCTTTATGGGTTTTTAAACGCCCTTTGCAACAATGACAAATACATGCTGATTGATAACCATTTCTTTTTGCGTCTGCCATTGAAAACCACTCTTTAACAAATTGTCCATCAAGTGTATATTGGTAGATTCTTTTTGAATTATTGTCAACGCTGCCTAAACTTATGTTGCAATGCCTGCAACAAGGCTCAACATTATCTTTTGTATGAGGTTTTGAATTATCAATACGATTACAGCCAATTTTTGTCCAATCAGATTCTCCACAATGAACACATGGTTTAGATAAAATATTATCAACTATCCACTTGCCATCAAAGTCAATAACATTTCCAAATCCATTCTTTTTGTCTTGTTTTCTATACCCACATAGTAAGTGAGTAGCCCTATACATTTTTTTATCCATAATATAATATGTTTAATTTAAGCGGTTAAGTCATGTTTATTGCAAAGATATATAAAAAAAGTTAAAATTCCAAATATTATGATTAAAGATTTCGTGGAGTTATTCAAGAATATAGCATTGCGTCATAAACTGGTAAGGACATTCCGTTACCAGGGAAAGATATTCAACAATGCCCAGAATAACTATAAAACATACCAGGTGTATCTGGATACAATATCACTTCATCAGTTGAACATCACAACCAATATCTTCACAAGTGAGTTCGAACTGTATATATTGTCACAACCAGACGGCACAAGTGGCAATACAGTTGAAGACGTGCAGACATATGCCTTCACAATAGCTGTAGATATTCTTGGTGCATTAGACAACTGGGATGAGTATAAAGGTGTGTTGTCATTGCACGATTATTCAATATTGTTGCTTGACAAGTATTCCGATGACAACTCAAGCGGTTGTAAACTCTCAGTGGTACTTGAAACACCTTCTCCACTCAATTTGTGTGACCTTGAAAATCATTTTAATGATGAACCACAACCAGAAGAGCCAGACCATGAGATTGATGTTCCAGATAATGAGGTGGGCACAATAGATATCCAACCTATTAAACTTCCTAAGACAAGAGAGTGTTAACTATGGATATACAGAAAGCATTAAAAGAACTGTGTGATGAAATCAAGATGATTCTCAAATATAGAATCGTACATTATGGTGTTAACCCTAAAACTGGTACAAATACCCTTCAAGGTAGTAATTTGGAGAAGTCTATTGAGGTTAAACCAACAGCAGATGGTATTGCACTTCAGATTGCAGACTACTGGGAATATGTGGCCCTTGGTTGGCATCGTTCACACAGATTCGAAGGTACAATGAACCAGTTTGTGAAGAACATTGATGATTGGATTAGACGTAAGGGTATTAGACTTGGTAATTTGACTCAAGCTCAGTTGGTCTTTGTGATTATCAGAAACATCATGAACAACGGATTGAGAGAGAGACCGTTTATGGTTTATGATGAGGAAGGTGATTTGTCAAAGATGATACCAGAGCTTGAGAACATAATGGATGATTGGTTTGAAAACCTATTTGCATTAATAACAGAAGATTTAGATAACTATTTTAACGCAGCATAACAATGGCAATTACATTAAAATACAACAACATTCCAAGTTCAACAGCAACTTCATTCGTGACGTTCACTGACATTCCAAACTTGGTTGAGATTGATAACAGTGCAGATGGATTCTCTCTTGCAAGTCTTGAGATTACCATTAGTGGTTCATGGGCTTCAGCATCACATGTTGACCCTTGGTTCATTACAATCAATGGTGAGACCATAACTGGTGTTGATGACTTCTCCAATGCCATCAATAAGAACTTCTTTATATCTACCGCAAACACATCAACAGCAGCAAGTATGGCAAAGGCAATAAGGAATTGCCCATCACTTGCAGCATCATTCAGTGTAAGAAGCTATGAGAACGTTGTGGAGCTATTGGCAAGGAATAAGGGTGCATTCACATGGTCAACCACAACCAATGCAACAGCATATACATCATTCTCAGCAACAAATGGTACAGTTGCAGATGAACTCATTGGTGGTACAGTTGAAGTAAGTGTTCTTGATGATTCTAGCAACTACATCACAAGCCTGGAGAAGAACTATTATGAGAGTGGCATTGCATTTGATGTGACACCACTTCTTGCAACACTGGCAGAGCCTGGAAAAACAGTACCATACAACTTGCAGGTCAACGCAACGAAGAATAATGGTGAATATATATCTGTCGGTACAATATCTGGCAATAGCATAGCACAAGGCTACCAGGTTAACCAGGGTCTTGATTATATTCCTCTTAATTCAGTCCAGAATGACTTCTATTTCGCTCAGAATGTGAGCAGAGGTAAACTGAGACAGTGGGATAACAACATGACACTGTATGTATACGGCAATACAATCCCTGTAAGCTGGTATTCAAAGTCATTGAGTGCTGTTACATGCCAGATACAGTATCTTTCATCAGCATATGGTACTGACCACACAGAGACAGTTACATTGAGTGATTCAGATAATGGTTATCTGCATAACGCAACAGTGCAGCTCAACGAAACATACAAGACAGCAGCATTCTACATCAAGCTGACGTTCTCATCTGATGGCACACCACTTGGTACGATACTGTATAATGTTATCAAGCCATTAAAGGCAGCTGAGGCATATCAGAGGGTATTTTTCAGAAACAGCTATGGTGGTGTTGGTTTCTTTGATTTCACTTCAACGAAGAGTGAAACCAGAGACCTTGAAACAACCACATATAACAAGAATGTGTATGATTATTATACCCAGAGCGTGATTGAGAAGGAGATACCTTATGACAACAGTGTGAATTATTCTGTAACCATTAAGTCACATCTGATTGAGAAAAACGGAATATACATATTCAATGACCTTCTCCAAAGCCCAGAGATATGGACTGAGATTAACGGCAAGACATACAGGATTATCCTTGATAACGTCTCAGTTGATGAGCAGAACAACAATGATGTGTATGTTGCAACAATAAAGTACAAATATTCAGCTAATCCATCACTATAATGATTTACAAGGCTACAGTGGAACGTAACTCCATCTGTAGCCTTTATGAGTCTTGCGTTTACCAACGCAACAAGCAGAGACTAGGGCTTGAATAAAACCATTTTTGCCACATTCTTTTGTTGAACTCCAAACTTTAATAAGTTCACCTTCAAGTGTATACTGATAAACTTTATTTTTGGCAGAATCTGACATTCTTTGTTTTGTTATTGGGTTGTTTGAATTTTCTTTTGCTGTACACCACCTTAAGTTGTCTGCTCTATTATCAAGTCTGTTACCATTAATATGGTCAACCTGTGGTTTGTTATCTGGATTTGGTATAAACGCTTCAGCAACTAATCTGTGAACTGATTTTAAATGATAGCAGCCATCCTTCCATAAACCCAAATACAAATACCCTCTTGATATACCTCCTTTTATTATTCTCTCAACATTGTATCTTTTTCCACCAAAAGATTTACCTCTTCCTTCATTAGATATCTGATACAAACCTTCATATCCTGGTATGTCTTTCCAAATTTCCATATGTTTAATTTAAACGGTTAAGTCATGTTTATTGCAAAGATATATAAAAAAATTCAAAAATCCAAATTATGATATATAAATCTCATCGTATAGAGTTGATAGTAAACAAAAAACCTGTGGATTTATCTGATGACTTCAACATAAGGATTAACAACGTCATTAATGACCCAACGAAAATGGGTTATACACAGGCTGAGTACAGCTATTCCTTCAATCTTCCAGCCACCAAGAACAACAATGTCGTCTTCGACTATGCCAACAACCTGTCAAAGTTGAATAAGTTCCATAACAGATATACGGCAGAGCTATATGCGGATGGCAATCTCATATTCGAAGGTTCTTTGACTCTCAACAGTTACAAGGATAACGAATATGAGTGTAATCTTGTGAACGTGAAGATATATTCACTTGATGAGATATTCTCTGGTATGACGATGAACAAGATTGAGGGCATGGAGATTGACTTCAGCGGTGTAACCACAATGAACGCCATGAATGCTGAGGCTAATCCAATATGCACATTCCCACTTGTCTCATATGGAGCATTCCAGAAAGACCCAGTGTCAGCAGATACAGTAGGAGCAACATATACCAGCAAATATGACCTCGATAAGTATAACAGATGGTATATTGAGAGCTGTTATCCTAGCTTGAATATGCTCGATACGCTTAAGGCTGCATTCAATACAAAGGGTTATGAGGTGATGGGTGATGTATTCCAAGACCCAGTGTTGAAAAACATCTATATGAGTACCAACCTCGCTGACGAACAAGTGCCACAGTATAACCTGGGTAATCCATCATTCGGTAATGTGCAGATAGCATGTACATCAACGACATGGAATACACTGGGATACCAACAGGAATTGCAATTCCCTTACGAGAAGGTGCAACTCCAGCATTTTGTGGATGATAAGGAAGACCATTATTATAATTTCGATAGTGTTCTGATTCATGACCTTCTTTCAAGTGGTGTCACAACAGACCAGAGTCCAAGCTATATGTACCAGCCTAATGAACACATAATTGTTATTCCAAAGACTGGTTTCTATAAGATTGAACTCTCAGCTACGACCAGCATTCAGAGTGGTAGTATAACAGCAGCTGTACACAAGAGAACTGATGATGGGTATGACTGGACATTCAATAATGAAAGCATTACCAAGTCATTGTCATCAACTACACCAATTGAAATCGCATTGGTTCGAAATTATGATGATAACTATGAGCTGATTAAGGGTAAGAGAAATATCGAATATGCAAATGGTAGTCCAAGCTCATCAGCAAACACTTGGTTAACTTGCTTCCCTCATGAGGCCCCAGTCCAGGCAAAGCTTCCAACTGAGAAGAATGACCTTTATATAGTTAATGAAACAAGAATGGGTGGCAATAGAAGTTCTAGTGATTCGTCAAGTGGTGGTGGACAGAGAACATCAAATGGCGGCACATCAAGCAGTGGTAACTTCAGTGGATATAGAGGTTCGACAAGAGGTGGAACAATTGACCCAACTGGAGGTGGTAGAGTCTACAGTCTTGCAAAGTATGGTTATATGTACAAGGACGGTGAGACAATGGTGTATGACCAGGCTGTAAGCCCATCATTCATCTGTGGATTGAGTAGCTACCAGGGAGGTGTTAATGCAGTCATGAGGAACGGATATAGTTGGAGTAAGAGTGAGAGCAGACTGAATGAGGTATTCGCTCCAGTGGTGGGTTATGATTATGTATATCGTACAAGTGGTTCAACACCTACAATAACTGGTGACCCAACCTCATATAACGCAAATTCATACATCAATACACCATTCTTTGGAGCATGTACAGCCAACACAACCAACATGACTGGTAATATTAGCTGTATGGCATGGCTTGAGAAGGACGATGTATTACAATTATTTGGTGTTACAAGGGCTTATTTTGATAGCAATGGTTCAATTGTCCAGTACGACCCTACAACGACCGTATGGCTAAGAATAACAGCCTTCTCAGACAGAAATTATAACTTGATTAAGGCTGATAAGAGAAACTGTTATTGTATTGATGACCCAAACAGCCCATATCATTGTCCAGATGAATGTGCAACTGGAACTTGCTGTGTTAATACAGAATATCCAACCAAATTGAACCTTGCAAACTTCCTAAACCAGGAGAAGGAGGTCAAGGAGTGGGTAGAAGACATCACAAAGGCATTCAATCTTGAGATGTCACAGTATGGCAACACAGTCCAGTTCAATACAAAGAAGACAAATACCAACCTAATCAGTTCAATCGACCTTGATGACAGGGTAAATTCTTATGATATCAAGTCTGAGAGGATAGATTATCCAAAATCTATGGCGGTCCAGTACAAGACAGATACTGATGAGTGGGGTTTCGAACGTTCAGCAGTGGCAAATGCAGGTGGTTCAGAGTCAATTCTCAATGAAATTGACTGGCAGAAGTATGGTGATTCTGGATTTACCAAAATTTTGCTTAATGATGACTCATATGTAACGGATGAGAACAATGTAAACATCAATTTCAGCTATACCTGGTATCAGAACTTCAACCATTATCAGACTGATAGTGCTCAGACAACACAAGCTGACACTGCAACGACCATTTCCATACCTTGTATCAGCAAATATAGCTATATGTTTGACGGCTATGATTACACAGAGTCGATGAAGCATGACGGATACAGTCTGACACCAAGATTCTGGTTCAAGCCAGATGCTACAAACTTGTCAATATGGACAAGAACGTATCCTGCTGAGGAATTATTCATCTATACTCCTAAAAACGCCTTAGAGGGCTTGAATTTAAGCTATAAGGACACTGAGAATAGCCTGTTGCAGAGATATTTCAATCCACAGGCTTATCTATCAAGCAATATCATTGATTTTGAGGTGTATTTGACTAGTGATGAATACAATTTAATTAGGAATGGTGCAGCAGTACACATTGATAAGGATGTTTATTTGCCACTGGAGATATCTGGTTACAGTCCAAGTGGTGATGACCCAGCTGAATTGAAACTGATGAAGCACATTTAATAAGGAATGGAGGTTAACAGCCTCCATTTTTTCATGTTTAACTAAAATATTATTGCAATGGCTAATACAAAAGAATACAAGATAGTCATAAACGGCATAACAGAGTCGGTTGATGCTATTAAGAGCCTTGAGAAGGAGCTTTTCAATCTCGAACAAAAAATCAAGGAGCTTGAAAGCAGGTCTGTTAATGTTAGAACAACAGGAACTGGTGGCGGAGGAGCTGGCAGGTCAAATGCCGCTATATTAAACGAGGAAGAAGCTGTTCAGAGAGAGATTAACAAACTCAAGCAGCAGGGTGCGCAGCTGGATGCTAAGAGAGAGGCAGCCATGTCTGAGGAGTACCAGAGAGTGCAGGCTATAAAAGACCTGTACAAGGAAACTGTTAATGACCAGAAGGCTTTGGCAGCAGCAGAAAGGTTACAGGCTGATGCTTATAGCAATACAATGCAGGGCATGAAGCAGCAGTTGGCTGACCTTAAGGCTGTGATTAACACAACAGACCTTGGTGATGGAGACCAGATTAAGAAGATGACGGAACAAGCCAATGAGCTTAACAAGAAACTTCTTGAGATTGAGAAGAGTTATGGTCAGTTCGGTAGAAACGTGGGTAACTACGAGTCTGCTGCTGATGGTCTAAATAAGCTTGTCATTGCTGTTGGTGGTGTAGACAGGGAGTTTAGTAGTGCAAGAGAGGCTTCAAAAACACTGAAGAATG